GATTGAGGACTTCTGCGGGAACTTCGATTTCAGCGACGCTAACGTGCGGAACCTTAGACCCACGGACCTGACGGTCACATTTGGCTACCAGCAGATCGGTGGGGACGCGGGCAAGATGTTTCGTATTGCAGACATCGCGATCCCGCTCTTGGTTAATGACGTGGCGGTGTTCGGATAGGAGACGATTATGGCGAAGGCTAGCGGGCTCGGCGACAATCTGTATGTAGGCGGCTCAGACCTGTCCGGCGATGTGGGGGCGGTGCAGACTATCCGCTCCTCGGTCAATCCGCTGGACGTGACGGGGCTCGACAAGAGCGCCCACGAGCGCATCTTTGGCCAATACGACGGCGAGATTTCGTTCAACAGCTTCTTCAACGACGCCGCCCTCGCCGAACACGCCGAGTTGAAGCTCCTGCCGCGCACGGACACGCTCGTCTCCTACTTCCGGGGGACGACGCTGGGCGGCGAGTCTGCCTGCCTCACGGGGAAGCAGATCAACTATGACCCTACCCGCTCAGCGGACGGCGGGCTGATATTCAGCGTGCAGGCGCTATCGAACGCCTACGGCCTGGAGTGGGGGAAGATGCTGACAGCGGGCAAGCGGACGGATACGGTGGCGACGGCACCGGCCACGGGCGTTAACTTCACCGACGCATCAACCGCGTTCGGGATGGCGGCGTACCTGCACATTTTCTCGTTCACTGGAACCTCCGTGACCATGCGGATTCAGGATTCAGCGGACAACTCATCGTTCGCCAACATCACGGGGCTGGGTGCGTTCACGACGGCCTCCGCGTCAACCTTTGAGCGGCAGGAGACAGACCTCTTGACGCGCACCATCCGGCAGTATCTCAAGGTGAACACGACGGGCACATTCAGCGAATGCACGTTCGCGGTAGTGGCAGTCCGCTACTACGCGGCGGATAGGGCTTTGTAAACGGGTTAGTAAAGGAGGATTAGCAATTGGCTAAGGAGAGCGGACTTGGGATGACCACCACTGTCGATGACAGTGGTGGCACAGGCAGGGACATCTCGAACGATGTTACGTCCATCACAATCAACACGTCGTCCGGCGTGCAGGACGTGACGGGGCTAGACAAGAGCGCGATGGAGCGGCTGCTGTTGCTGGGCGACGGCTCAGGCACCATCAACGGCGTGTTCAACGACGCCGCCACCACGGGCTCGCACACCGTCCTCAAGAACTACCGGACGATTCTGGCCGGCCAGGTGGGGCGGACGCTGGCGATAGCGATCAGCGGGCAGACGCTATCGATGGAGGTCATCTTCACGAGCTACGATCTGAACCGGGCGGCGGACGGCTCGCTGACGTTCTCAGCGCCGTACCAGCTCAGCAATGGGACAACGCCGGCCTGGAGTTAGCGGTCATCGTAATACGGAGAAAAAGGCGGTGAATCACCTAGATAACCTGCCTCGGCGCAGGCATCGCCCATCGCAAACTGCATCAGCACCTTGTCGCCGTCTGTGGCGTTGGGCACCAGTTCTGATACCACTAGCCAGTAGTCCGGCTCGCACAGCAAATCAGGATCGCCACCCGTCAGGCTTGAGCGCGCCTGATTCAAGAAGGCTTCATAGAGCTGCTGGCGCACATCTGGTGCCAGGGAGGCTGGCTGCGTGACCTCATTGCTGGAACTCAGGAGGCCGATGGCGACGACTGCGGCGACGAGTAAGCCGACGCCCACTAAGACGGCGATGCGCCAATCGGTAAGCATTTTTCCCCTCCTTTCAGGGCCACCAGTATAACACCGGAGGCAATATGGCGACGAAAGCGAAGCCCCGCACGGCGGACAACGGCCACTTGCCGGGCCTCAAGATGCCGGTCAAGGTCATGCGTCTCCGCTTTGACGAGGACGGCTATCCGGGCTTCGAGTGCGACCGACGCATCAACCTGCCCATCGGCACGAACCGGCAGCTTGCCGACGCTGCCGATGGCAGCGAAGAGGCTACCTATCGGGGCTTGCTCTTGCAGGTCTTCCCTTGGTGGAACTTCGCCGACACGGAGGGTGAGCCTATACCGCGCACGATTGAGGGTTTCGATCTCATCCCTGACGATCTGCTGGTCGCTATGTTCCGCCGTGGGGCCGAGGCTCTGCGAGAGGCGGTGATGCCCGGCCCTTTAGGAACCGGATCATCGGACGCGCGCAGCGAGAGCGAGCTGGTGTCCTGACCGATGAGGATCAGGATGTTTTCGCCTGCTATCCAGAATGGGCGCTCCGTAAGGTGGCCGCGCACTACAACCGTCCTTGGTGGGAGCTGTTAGACGTGAGAGAGGACTGGATGGCGCAGGAGGCGGAACTGCTAGACGTTCACCAAGAGATAGCGGCGATGGAGCAGGATAAGTGGCGAACGTAGTCCAGATACTTGTTCAGGGCCAAGACCAGTTTTCGGGGACGGCCCAGAAAGTCCGCACGGAGGCACGGGGCCTGGGCGGTGCAATGGGTGGCCTGAAGACAACCATGATCGGCGTCGCCGGCGGCTTCATAGCGGCCCAGGCCAGCATGGCGGGCGTCTCGAATCTTATGTCTAAGACCGTCGGCGCGGCGATGGCTTACGAGCATCAACTCGCCGTGATCCGCGCCTTGACCGGGGCGACTAAAGCTGACACCACCCTGCTTGATAAGAGCATCAAGGACTTGACCAAGACGCTGCCCAAGAGCCCCGCCGAACTGGGCGCTGGAGCTTACTTCATCCTGTCCTCCGGTATCAAGGACGTGAACACGGCCACGAAGGTTCTTGCACTGTCCGCGAAGGCGTCCGTGATTGGCCTTGGCGAAACGAAGACCGTCGCCAGCGTCCTTACATCCGTGATGAACGCCTACCAACTGAAGGCGACGGACGCGGCCAAGGCGACGGATACACTAGTCAACATCGTCAAGTTGGGCAAGGGCGAGCCGGAGGAGTTCGCGCAGGCGCTCGGATTTGTCATCCCTATCGCTGCCCAGATGGGCGTGGAGTTTGAGCAGGTGGGAGCCGTGTTGGCTACGATGACAAATACCGGCTTGGGGGCCGCTGAGGCCGTAACCGCACTACGGGGGGTGCTGTCGCAGATTCTTAGTCCGTCAGATGAGGCTCGGAAGACGTTCGCCGCCCTCGGTTTTGACGTTGAGGCGTTTCGTAAGGAGGTAGACACTAACTTCGTCGGCGCAATGGCGCGGCTTTCGGCTTCTGTGGGTAGCAATGAAGAGGCGTGGGCGGGTCTCTTTCCCGAAGTGCGCGGGATGATCGGTGCGATGTCCGCTTTCGGTAATCAGCTCCCCCAGACGGAGCAGAACCTCGCGGACATCACGGCCGGGGCGGGGGCGCTGGACAAGGGATTCAAGGAGGTCGCCGACACGACCCAGTTCAGGACCCAAAAGGCGACGAATGACTTTAACGTCGCTCTAATGCAACTTGGAGGGGCGGGGCTTCCAATCGTGACTGTAGGCTTGAAGGGCCTGACATTGGGGGCTCGTGGGCTGGCTGAAGGCGTCACGGCGACATCTGCGGGCGTGCGCTTCTTGTCTGTTGTCATGCGCGATAACCGGGTCATAGCGTTGGCAGCCACGGGAGCGATTGCTCTTATGCTAGGGCCGCTCAATCTCGTCGCAGCAACCGCGTCCTGGGCGGGGGTAAACTTCAAGACTCTGTCGTCCATCTTCAACAGAGTAGTGAAGCCGGCATTTTGGGGTGTCGCCAACAGTGTGCTCGCTGTTGTTCACGCAGTGGAACGTCTCATCAATGCCCTGAGCCGGATCAAGTTTCCGAAGATACCCGATCTCACCCCTAGTTGGCTCCCAGGCTTCCAGCACGGCGGCATCGTCCGCTCGCCCCTTCAACTCGTCGGTGAGCGCGGCCCTGAACTCGCCGCCCTGCCGATGGGCAGCCGCGTCTTCTCCAACGCTGAGAGCCGTCAGATGCTCGCAAGCGCGGCTCCTGGCGGCGGCGGGCAATCACTTGTGCTGAATTTCACCTTTACCGGCCCAGTCCTCGGCGACCAGCATCAGGCCAACGAGCTGGTGCAGTGGCTTCTCCCCGCGCTCAGGGGGGCGCTCCGGTGAGCCTGGGGGCGCTCCGGTGAGCCTGACTACAACAGTACGTTTCGACGCGGCCAACGACGGCACCTATGAGATCGACGCCACGAGCAAGGTCATCTCCGGCCCCACAGTCGCGCTAGGGCCGGGCCAGGGGACGTGTAGCCTGGTGTTGAACAACAGCGCCGGGACGTACTCCCCTCGCGGCGCCGGGACGCCTATACGCCCGCTCATGGGCGTACAGGTCATCTCTGAGTCGCAGAACATCTATCACGGCTTCGTGCGACGCGTGTTCCAAGACCCGCGTATGCCCGGCACGCTGACCGTGGAATGCAACGACTGGATGTGGGTTCTTTCCCGTATTGATGTGAGCCTGCCGATGATGCGCAACGTCCGCTCGGACATCCTGGCGCACCGGATCGCGGACCTGGCCGAGATCGGGGAACTGGTGGGCGAGCCTAGATTCCTTGAGGCGCTGGTCAACTGGACAGCCACGACGAACGCTACAGTGACGCGAGTCACGACCGACCCCATCCTGGAGGGGCTGAATGCGCTCAAGGTAGCGGTGACGGCGACGGCGGCAGACCGGGGCGCGAACTACGATTACCCGACGTTGGCCTCAGTCCAGGGTAAGACTGTCATCGCCTCCGTCTATATCCGATCGGAGAGTAGCGCCGGAGTGGGCGCTCCGATGGAGGTCAAGCTGGTAGAGGCGGGTGCGGGCTCAGGCACAACAACCCAGACGGCAACGCTTTCCGAGGACTGGGAGCGGGTTCAAGTGTCGCGGGCTATCAACGCCGCCGCGACCGATCTTGACCTTCAGGTAGTCGTCGACAGCGCCAACAGTTCCGCCTTTGACTTCCACGTTGGGGCGGCGCACACCGTCACTAGCCTGAACGACATCCCGCGTTCCTTCGCTGTCGCGGGCAGTTCGCGCTTCGAGTACGTCGCGCCGCGAAGGGTAATGGCCGGCGACGCCCTCAGGGAAGTGGCCGCCAGCGAGCTTGGCGGGCTGATGTACGTGGACGAAGGCGGCAACCTAACGTTCGAGACCCACACCCATCGCTGGGGCCAGTCGGCTAGCATCACGTCGCAGACGACGATAGACGAAACGATGGTGAACCTGCCGCTGGAGGAGGACGCGGAGGACTTGGTGGGGGAGGTGGAGATCGGCTACTCCAAGTGGGAGATCGGAACGGCGAGCTCCGTCGTCTTCGGGCTATTCCCTGTCCCACGTGCCATTGCGCCCAGTGGGTCGATAACCTTCGACATCGATTACGGGGCCTTGGTGCGCGACCATATCACGCCTGTGGCGAACACCGACTACTTCATCCGCTCCTCCCCAGACGGTGATACCGCCGGGGCCGACGAGTCGGGCAACGTAACGCTGGCCTTCCAGGACTTCGGCGAAGGGGCACGGGTGACGCTCACTAACACGGTGGCCAGGGCGGTGCACCTGACTAACTTTCAGGTGCGGGGGACGCCGGTGCGAATCTCCAGCGACACGGCACAAGAGACGTACACGCCTTCGGGCGCTCCGGCAGCGGCCTCGAAGCTGTCTTACCGTTACGATCTTCTGAGTTCGGGCGCGGCGGCGGAGACTTGGGCGCAGTACCTGGGTGACAGATACGTTACCCAGCGGGAGCGGATACCCGTTGCACTGGTTAACCGCACAGCGGCGCTTCTGACGCAGCAGACGACGCGGAAGATTTCGGACCTCGTGACCATCACAAATGACAACTCAGACCGTTCCACGAAGCTGAACGGGGACTACTACATCGACTCCATCAGGCAGGAGTTCGCGTTTGGGGCGATGAGCCTGCGAACCATCTGGGAGTGTACGCCTGCGGACCTTAAGTTCTGGATACTCGGGACGGGCGAGTTGGATGACGCGCAAACCTTAGCGACAACAACGGCGCTGGCCCCATAGGAGAGAGTTATGCCTAGCGATACCTGGACAGCCCCCGCCGACTGGACAACAAACGAGGTTGTCACCGCCGCCAAGCTGAACCAGCAGCTTCGGGATAATATCTATGCTCTCTGGCTGGCGATCACTACGGGCAGCGCCGCTATCACGGAAACGTTCAGCTCCGGCACCTACACGCCGACGCTGACCAACGGGGGCAATGTCGCCGCGTCTACCGCTTATCAATGCCAGTGGATGCGTATAGGGGATACGGTCACCGTGAGTGGCAAGTTTGATGTTGACCCCACGACAGCCTCGGTAGCAACCGGGCTGGGCATTTCGCTCCCTGTCGCCAGCAACTTCGGGGCGGCAGAGGATTGCGCTGGGGTAGGTTCAGGCGGTGTCTCTAGCAATAACGTGGCTGGCGGCATATCTGGAGATGTCGCAAGCGACCGCGCAGGCATCTCCTTCACCCCTCCTTCCGCCGCCAATCAAGGATGGTTTTTTACCTTCACGTATCAGGTGATCTAGTTGGCTCTGCCCAAACCCGACCCACTCAAGCCTCAACCTGGACGCCGGGAGCCTGGAGCCCGTAGTGTTCGTGGCCCCAAGCTGGCTGAGGACCTGACCGTCACCCCGGCGGCGCACACGCTGGACGGACACACGGGTTCGCTCACCAAATCGCGGCTGAACAGCACCACGCTCGTTGAGGAAGGGAACGGCGTTCCGACCCACACGGCGGAGCGCAGCACCCAGTATCAAGACCTGGATACGAACAAGGTCTATATCAACGCCGACGGCGCTACAACGTGGGTGGAGATCGGGACCGGGGCCGGTTCGGGCTACTCCACGATTCAGGACGAAGGCTCCGCGCTCACGCAGCGCACCACGGTTGATTTCGTGGGCGCGGGCGTCACCGCCACGGACACAGGAGCGAAGACAGAGGTCAATATTCCGGGCGGCGGCGTCACCGACCACGGGGCGCTGACCGGGCTGGGCGACCCTGACCACTCGGCATACCTCCCTCTTGCCGGTGGCACGATGTCCGGCGACCTCGACATGGACACCAACGACATCATCAACGCCCGCACGGTAGAGATAAAGGACACCGACGGCACCCCAGTTAACGACGTGCTCCTGCGGGTCATCAACGAGGTTTTGGAGATACGGAACACCGCAGACAGTGCGTTCAGGAATCTCAGCGTTGATGACTTCATCGTCGGTGGCGAAGTCATCCGAATAAAGGCGTCGGGAGGGACGCTTTCCCTCAGGAACTATGCCGACACAGCCTACGGAGGTCTGATTGCCCTGCTGGTGCAGACTGACACTCTTGTCGAAAGGACCGCTGCCGCTGGGGTGACGATTGACGGGGTACTGCTCAAGGATAACCTCATCGCGGCCAGCGCAGTTCCCGCGGCCAACATCGATGCCAATGACGAGATTGTGCTGCCTACGGCGGCTTGGGTCTACATTACCTGCTCTGCGGCGTCTGATAGCCTCGCGGGCATTGGCGCGGGCGCTGAGGGCCAGCTTCTGTTCCTCACCCCGGCTGCCGGGAAGGACATTACGCTCGTCCACAACGGCACCGTCGTGGCGGGCAAGAAGCTGATGTTGAACGGCGAGGCCAACTACGTCATGGATCAGGATCATGACTTCGTAATCGCTATCTATGACGCTACCGCAACGGTATGGAATGTCTTGGTACCTGGTAGCGCCGGCGGCTCCGCCCTCACCGTCCAGGAAGAGGACGGCACCCCCATCGATACCGCCGTCACCATCATTCGCGTCCCGAACGGCGGGCTGACCGACAATGGCACGGGTGACGTGAGCCTGGGGTATGAGCTTGCTGGCGCTGTCACCACCCACGCGGGGGCTGCTGACCCGCACACGGGCTATCGCTTGGAGTCTGCGAACCATAGCCACATCTCTACTGGCCTACAGGCGGGACAACTCACCGTCGCTGCGCTATCAGACGCTCCGGCGGGCGAACTCGGTGGGACGTGGGCTAGCCCCACGGTGGATGCCAACCACGCGGCCGGCGTCTATCACGAGTTCGACGAGATTGCGGCTCCGGGGACGCCTGCTGCTGCCAAGGTGCGGGTCTATGCCAAGGCTGACGGCAAGATGTACCGCAAGGACGACGCGGGAACGGAGGCGGAACTCGGCGGCGGAGGTGGCGCCACTTCTGCGACCTACACCCTCCCCGCCAGATCGGGGATGCCGACACTTACGAACGGCTGTAACGACGCCGTGCAGATAGAGATGACGAACCAGGACACCAACGTTATCGTCGCGGACTTCGAGGACGCAGTAGACCGCTCGATGTCGTTCGAGGTGATCATGCCCGACAACTGGAACCTGGGCACGGTCAGGATTCAGGTAGCCTGGATATGTGCCAACGCCACGGCCAATAACTGTCTGTGGCGGGCAAGAGCGGGCTCGTACGCCGATAGCCGTGCGCTCGATACCGCGCTCGGTGCTTATGTTGCCCTGACCGACGCGGCTCTTAGCCCAGCGCTTGATGTGATGGTGAGCCCCGAAGGGACGATGACGTTCGCCAACGCGGCAGTCGGCCCGGCCATCATCGAGATTAACCGTAACGGCTCTGCTGCTGGAGACACGCTGGGCACCACAGCGAGACTGTGGCAGGTGAAGCTGGAGTTTGACATCTCATGAGGATAGTTCTTGAGGGTACGCCCACAACGCCACGACGGCTGCGGGCCAGGGACTTGCCAGCGGACAGAGACCTCTCGCGTTCGTTCTGGCGGTACGTGAACGCTTCCGGGTTCAATCTCTCAACGTACAACATGACCGACATCGACATCTTTGACTCGAACTGCGCCAACGTTGTCCTGCCTGCATCGATCGACTGGATGCAGTCCCGGCGCAATGTCTGGACAGGCGCGACCATCCCCTCTTCTCTCTCGTCCTACATTCAGGACTTGATTCGGGAGGTGATGGTTCAGGCCCTCCCCCGGCTGTCGGGTGTCCCTTTACAGGTCGCTCAGATAGGCATCGCCATGATAACGGCGTCCTACGCCAACTCCTGGACGAACATCCTCTGGACGGTGAGAGACCAGCTAGGTCTCTCGGATGCTGATCTGTTCACCCACACCGCTGACGTGATGGCGGGCTATCCAAGACTCCTGGCAAGACTACGCTATCACGTATCGTCCGGCCATCTGAGCCCCGACCCAGTACGACCTCCAGACCTGTCGCAGATGGTTGTGCGCCTCACGGGCGCGGTTTCCGCTAGAGAAGATTTGCGTTCCTTCTCTTTCACCAGACAAGACCGATTCCAACTGGAGCAGTCGTTGGTGAATCTCGTCTTCCAGCGCCGAGGGGTACAGGTAGACGTGCGCGTAGGGCAGGTTGACCCGTTCCCTGTTGTGTTCATGCGCGAAGACCCGAAGGGGGACTGGCGCGAGAGGGCGTGGCCCGCATGACTGTACTGGGGGCCTGCGGGACAATCGAGAGCATCTACGTCGCCGGGGGGAAGACGGGGACGGGCTCCTCTGCTGACGATGACCTCCTGATGACGAGTGGGACTAACTCTCCCGTCGCCATCACCACAAATCCATACGACAAAGGCGGATGGTCGTTCGTTACGCTGGACGGTGGGGGAATGTCTACTAATCCCTGGACGGCGTTCACAGCGGGGCAGACACTCTGGCACTACGGGTCGTTCAAGGTGACCGATTTCGCCGCGACCGTGAACGACCCGTTTGCGTTTATCTATCCGTCCAGTTCACCCACTAACGCAACGGGACGGATGAGGATGAGTTTCGTCTACTCCACGGCGGGAACCCCCGACAAGTTCATGGTGAGAGTGGAGATTTACACCGCCGGGGCGTGGTCAATTGTCGGCACCTCCACGGAGGAGTTCGACGAAGATGTGCTCTACACCTATCGCTGGGCCATCAAGGACTCTGTTCCCAGAACGACGACGGTAATCATCAGCACCTCGACGTTCGGCTCCGCCCTCACGAACCTGAACGGGGCGTCGCTGGGCACGGCCCCACTGCTCACGGCTGAACCCTGTTTCGTCAACTCAAGCACGTCTAAAAATGTCGCAGCGTCCATCGACCTGTACGAATACTGGTCGCAGGACTCGTCAGGCTCGGACACCGCGATTGAGTACACCACGGCCACCACCTCTTACCACGTCGTTCACCATATGCCGGTACGCGATATACGGGGGCAGGGCAGATGGGGTGGCCGGAGGAACGGCACAACGGCAACCGAGGGGGTTCGCGCCGGTGAGTGCTGGCGTCATATAGACGACGGCTACGACAACGACACCAAGACCAAAGAGTATCTGTATTCGACTGACGTAGCCTCTGCTGTGGATGATGCTCTATTC